TGATTTTCGAGCCCCGAGCCAGGGCATAGCCGTAGAAGGTCTTTCCATCCCTCTGGGCCTTGGCCTGGACCATCACGGCCTTGGCGTTCTTGAACACCTTCCGTTGGATGCTCTTGTAGAGCGCACCAGTCCTTTTCCTGAGACCCACCTGTCTGTAGGCTGACTTGACCGGCTTCTTGGCAGCGGTACCTATGCCTGAGAGGATGTTCCTCATCACGGTGGTCTTCTTCCCGCCGAGCTCGGTGAGCATCCTCACCGGCTCGGAGATATCGGTCTGGATGGAGACTTCTCCTGCTCCGCCTGTTCTTCCTTTCCTATCCATAATCAGAACCTCGGCTCGCGGACTCCATCCAGGGGCTGGAGGTACTTGCGGTAGTTGGAGTAGTTGATGAAGGTCCGGTTGTTGTTGTCGAAGCTCTTCCCTGTAAGCCCGATGTTTCCGCCTGACTCGCTGAGCATCAGTGTGGCCACCCTCAGGATGGAGAGCTTCACGACTTCCGGCATCTGTTCGGCGGTCCATTTGGTCTCGGCGTCAAAGCCAAGATAGGCGTCGCATATCTCCTGGGCTGACTTGAGGAACATGGTCTTGATGGTCACGGCCTCGGATGAGTCCTCGAAGTTGTTGCTGTAAGCATTGAACTCCTGCACTGTCATTATCATCTGTGTCCCTCCAATAAAAGACTGCGATGCCCCGCCCTCATATGGCAGGACACCGCAGAAAACTTGCTTAGCCTTCAGCCGGAGCCTCGGTCTCGAGGATTCCGGCAGTACGTAGCTTGGCCAAGAGCGCGTTGAAGTCGGTGACCACTCCGGCGGCATCGGTCGCGACGCTGTCGGCCTGGGATGCGGACATCTTCACCCCACCGATCTTGGCGGTGGTGGCGGAGGGAAGGGTGTAAGCATCCTTCTGCAATCCTTCCACTGTCGCGCCGTTCGCCACCTTGAGCTTGGCACCGGCGAGGATCTCTATCTCCCCGCCGATGACTGTCTTGGTGCCTCCCTGCTCAGTGTAGTTCTTTGAGTTGTAGCTCATGCTTCACCTCCCTAGGCGTGCTGCTGGAGAACCTTGATGGCCTCAGGAAGGATGAGCCTTCCATCGACTCTCTGGGTTCCCAGGAATCCGACCTGGCCGGTCACCGCATAAAGCTCACCGAGGCGCTTGAAGCTTCTTCCCTGGCGGTCGGCAATCCAGTAGTAGCTGTAGTCGCCGAACGCGATGGTCTTTGCTCCGGCGGCGATGACGGGCATGAAGGAGGATGTGTTGACCGGTCTTCCAAGCAGGGTGTCCGGAGTCCCGGCGGTGAGCGACGGCTGCCAGAGGTAGTTGCCGTTTCCGTCCTTGAGCTTGCGGATGGCCTTGATGGTGGAGTCGTTCAACAGCCAGGAGGCCTTCTTGCGGTAGGATGCGTTGAGGCTGTAGAAGAGGTCCATGACCTCGTCGGCAGTAAGCGCGGTGGCACCTGCAGAAGTAACGCCCACCTGGGCACCGCCTGTGGCGTTGAGGATTCCGTTCGGCTTGCCGGTTCCGTTGCCTGAGAAGAACGCTTCCTCCTCCTTGGCACCGATACGACGTGCGAACTCCTTGGAGATGTAGCCCTCAAGGTCGAACACGTTGTCGTTGATGAGCTCCTCGCTGACCTTGATGAGTGTACCGAGCTTGTAGGCTCCGATGGTCACCTGACCGAAAGCGTCGTCGCTCTCGGGAACGGCTCCCTCCTCATCAATCCAGCTTGCGGTTCCCTTGGAAGCGGAGACTGGAATCTTGCGCTCGCCGGAAGAGGTCTGGATGATGGTGGCCAGCTGACGGAAGATGTTCTCCTCCTGAAGCGCCTCCACCAAGGTGTGCTCGAACTCGTCAGGCACAAGATAGCCGCCCTCGCTGTCGGTCCCGATCTGAAGGGCGTTGATGACGTCCGGCATCGCGGCCTTGCTTCTCATGAGGTTCCAGAACGAGGCCCTGTACTCATCGGCGGCCCTGCCGGTCTTGCCGTCCGCCTTGCCGATGTCAGGTCTGCCGGTAAGCGGCATGTTGACGGGCTTGCGGAGCTCTGCGTCGAGGGCTTCCTGCCTCTCCATCCTGGATATCTCCTTGCCGAGGTCGGTGATCTCGCCCTCCATCCTGGAGTAGGTGGCGTCATCCTCAGCGGACAGGACGCCCTTGTCGTTCCTATGGGACTCGAGGAATGCCTTCGTCGCCTCCCAAGCCTTGGCGCGTTTCTCACGCAGTTCCAAAATAGTCATAGATTGTTCCTCCTAATGACTGATCAGTTGAAGGCGTTCCATCAGAGTGTCGATGGAGCGTCCTGTTTTCTCTTGTCTTGCCTTGTCGGCGATCTTGTTGATGAGGGCCTGGTTCACGGCCTTGCGTGAGAAATCGAAGGAGACATCCTCTTTCGGGGCCTTCTTCTCATCCTCCAGAAGTCCGTCCGCCAGTCCCAGCTCGATGGCCCGATTGGCGTTCATCCAGGTCTCCTCGTCCATGAGCTTGGAGAGCTTGTTGCGGGACAAGCCGCTCTTTATCTCATAGGCGTTGATGATGGACTGCTTGACCTCGTCGAGCATCGCGATGGCCTTCTGCATGTCGCCCGCGTCTCCCATGGCCATCGTCATGGGGTTGTGGATCATCAGGAGGGCCGTCGGTGCCATGAGCACCTTTGTACCAGCCATTGCGATAACGGATGCCGCCGACGCCGCGATGCCGTCGATCTTGACGGTCACTTCTCCCTTGTAGTCCATGAGCATGCTGTAGATCTGGCTGGCGGCGATGCAGTCGCCGCCTGGGCTGTTTATCCAGATGGTCACAGGTCCGGAGCCCGAGAGGAGCTCGTCCTTGAACATCTTGGGGGTCACGTCATCGTCGAACCACGACTCTTCCGCGATGGTCCCATAAAGTTCGAGCACCCTTTCGGGTGCCCCTGATTCACTTTCCTGGTTCTTCCAAACCCAGAAACGTCTATTCTTCGGTTCCGGCATTGCCGTCCTCCTTTGGCTTTTCCAGCCTGTCCTTGAGCGGGAGCATGTTGCCGTTGACGAGGAGAAGGTCGCCGCCTTCCTCGGGTGGTATCGGGTCCATGTCCTCCAGCTCCCTGATGTCGTTGGCGCTAATCCAACCGTTCTGCCTTGCCGTGGCGTAGCCGGTCATCCTCGATGCGTAGTCGCCTCTGAGCAGTCCGTCGACGTTGAACTTCACGAACAGCGAGGGCTTCTCGTCCTCGCTGAAGAGCGAACGTGTGATGCCCTGTTCCCAGCGCACCAGCCAGGGGCGAAGTGTGTATTGGACGAACTCCAGAGACTGCTGCTCTATGTTGGAGAACGATGATTTCTCAAGGTCTCCCACCATATGTGGTGGTACTCTGAAGATTCTGGCTATCTCGTTTATCTGGAACTTTCTCGTTTCCAGGAACTGGGCTTGCTCGGGAGAAATTCCGATAGGGGTGTATTTCATCCCTTCCTCAAGCACAGCGATCCTGTGGCTGTTTCCCGAACCCTGATAGACGCTGTTCCAGCTGTCACGCACCCTCGCCGGGTCCTTGATGGTTCCCGGATGCTCGAGCACTCCACCAGGCGACGCTCCGTTGGCGAAGAACTTCGCTCCATACTCCTCGCAGGCTATGGCCATGCCGATGGCGTTCTTGGCCATCGCTATGGGCGAGTAGCCCACAAGACCGTCGAACCCCAGCCCCGGGATGTGAAGGACGTCGGTGGGTTTGAGAACCACCGTGGAGCCCTTCATTGTGGGTGCGTCATCGTTTGAGCGGTTGTAGGTGTAATAGAGACGGCCCGCCTCATCCCTGTCCACGGTCATCTTGTTGGGCATCAGCGGATAAAGGCTGATGATTTCTCCCTTGCCGTTGCGGATGATCTGGGCATAGGCATTGCCCCAGAGAAGCAGATGCGTCATCAGCGTCTCGCGGAAGACGAAACTGGACATCTCCGGATTCGGCTCGTCATGCAGAAGGCGATAGAGGCTGTGGTCGACGGCCTTCTCCTTGCCGCCTTTGTCCGTGTACCGGTATAGGTGGAGGGGAAGCCCCGCCACCGCCTCGGCCAGTATCCTCACGCATGAGTACACCGCGGTCATCTGCATGGCGCTTCGCTCGTTCACGCTCTTGCCGGAGCTCGAGCCGCCCAGAAAGAAACTGAATGCGCTTCCGGACGTAGAGTTGGTGGGTTTGTCCCGCGTGTGGAACAAGCCGGTAAGAATTCCCATTGAGAAATCTCCTTGTGTTTTAGGCATGAAAAAGCACCTCTTTTCTGAGATGCTTTCAAATGATTGCTTTCGAGGTAGCTTATTTTGTGAAATAGTATACTTGTCCAAGTCCCGTACTCGGAGCTTGAATCAGATTCCAGCCTCTGCTTGCTATGTAGTTCAGCAATGCTCCATCTATGAAATGATATCCTTTGGCATCAAGGCCTCCATAACTGTTCCATGATTCATCAAACACCTTGTCGATGGAATCCCCTTCAAAACTCTTGAGGATTATCGTTCCCCCAGTATTCAGCACATTCCTGACTTGTGTTGAATCCGAATAGGAATTGGCTGAGTCACTTACCCTCAAGATAAGTATTCTTCTGGTCGAATCAATCGTTTCAGTCGCATTGGTCTTCCGATAATCGGAATAGCAAAGATATACGATGCCACACGTAATAAGAAGCAGAAGGAATATCGTAAAACCTGTAACCTTAACTTTATCTTCCATTATCGAGTCCTCCCTTAAGGCGGTTTTTCATTATAGCATGGTTT